TAACAACTAAAATTATGGCACTATTCGGAGGAGACGTAAGAACAACCCCATATCAGGCTCCAGATTATTCTGGGTCTGTTGCGGCGGCGCGTGAGCAATCTATGGCTGGGGCTCAAGGTGTTGCAAAAGGAATCAGTCAGGTTACTGACTACTTCAAGCAACAAGGCGAAAAGAAAAAGCTAATCAAGCAAAGCGACATTCAGATTGACGCTGCTTTAAAGCTGTTTCCTGATCTTGCACCAACATTGCAAGGTGTGCGCGACCAAATCAAGGATGAGAATATTTCCCTGAATGAACGCGCTGACATTGCTGAGTCTGTTGCCGGACTTGTCAACATGGGAACAAAGAAGATGCAGGCGGATGCTGAATTTGGCTTGCAGGAACGCCAAGTTAAAGTGCAAGAGCAGCGTGCTAGTGCTGAACAAAGACAAGCATCTTTGCCAGAGATGCCAGACTGGAAGCCATTTGACAAGGAGATTGAAATTGATGGTCAAAAAGTAAAGGTGACCGGATCGTTGGATCAATACGGGCAATTCAAAGACATTTCAAATAATGTTTACCCAAGTGTTGCGGCCGCGTTTGCTCCAGCAGGACAATCTGAACAACCACTTCCAAATGGAGCGTATCCAGACGGAGGGCCAACTGTTGGGACTCCAATGGATAGCCCCGGCGTATTGCCATTATATAAACAAAACAAAGCTCCAGAACCCCGTATTAGCTTTGGTTCTAATCAGTTCCCAAGCGTTCCGGGAGACCCTGTAATTGACCCTGCGACAATGGCAAACATTGAAGCCGCTGCGGATCAACCCGCCACGCAAGCGCCAAGACAACTCCGCCTTCCTGCCGGGTCTTCTCTTGTGACTGATAAATCCAAAGGACAATTCAGGGCGGCGACTCTAGAGGAAGCGCAACAACGCGGCGCGGCAGCGGGTCAAATCAATACGGAAACCAATCAGTTTTTTCCTATCAATCCACCCCCCGGAATGACGATTGAATCAGACGGCAAAGGAGGCTTCAAAATGACCCAAGGTGCGGGAGTTGGAGGAAAAGCTGAGGCTGCAAAAAAAGCAGGGGAGGAGGCCGAAAAACAAGAAAAGCAATCAACGAATCAAATGTTTGATATGGCAGCACAAACAATTGAACAAATTCCAAATTTGCCAGATAATCCAATCGGCGCAAAGGTTGCCGAATGGTTTGGGAAAGTTGTCCCCGGAACGCCAGCAGGACAAGTTGCTGAAAAACTGGGTTCAATGAATGCAAATATTGCGTTTAGTGTCATGCGCGACATGAGGCAAGCATCTCCGACTGGTGCTGCAGCGGGAACAATGACCGAAAAAGAATGGCCGTTATTTTGGCAGAAATACGGGAATCTTTCAGCGGCAACAAACAAGGAGGACCTGAAAAACAGGCTTCAAAACATGACCCTTAAGATGTTTGATGCTGCAAACGGAACGCCTGATGAGCGTCAGAAAGCTATCAAAGATAAAAAAATAACTCCAGAACAAAACGCCAAGGTTGAAGAAGACTACCTAAGGCTTAGAAACAGAATGAAAATTCCAGAATCTGGGATTTCAGGATTCTCCGATACGCAGTTAAATGTAACTAGCGGAGCGTCTTCATTGTTTCCAGCTGATGTTCAAAGCATTATTGATAAATACACACCTCAACCTAAGTAATGGCACAAGATATTGTTGATTTCAAAGGAAAGGCCGGAAAGCTTTCAGAGGCAATTCGTGGGGCTTCGTTTGCATTGGAAAATGCTGAAAACGAAGACCAAAGAAAAGACTACATGAATGATTTGCTTTTATTGTCTCAATTTAAAAGTGAACTTGAATCATCTTACTCGAAACAACAAGAAATAGAAAAGGGAAAGCTTCAAGAATCGCAACGGGAATCGCAACAAGAACTTGAAAAAGGATCTTATGTATCTCAGCAAGAACCTAGAGCAATTGCTGAATATCCATCTTCTTTTGCTGAGATTTATCGTCCCGTGGTAATTGACGAAAAGCAAACAAGATCCAACCTAATTGATGTTGCTAGCAGAGCGTTTAATGTTGATCCTGAAAATATTGATGTTGATTCAGGCTTAAGCGGAAAAGAGCGATTTGCTCTTGCCGCATTGCCAACAGACGCTGACCGCGTGGAATGGCTTAGGGGTAAATATAAAGAAATAATCCCTATTGTTGCAAACGGAAACAATGAAGTGTTTGTTCGCAAGGGCGACAAGCTCGTTAAGGCAAATGAATATGGATCAAGTTGGGGGGATGCTGCGGCACTTGGTGCGGGAGCAACTACACAGGTTTTGCCGACAACCGCGGCAATTGGAGGGGGAATTGCTGGCGCACCAAGCATTATGGGGTCTGCGGCACTAAGCACAGGTGCTTACGCGGCAACGTCCGGGCTGCAAGATATGGCCATTAGAAAGTGGCTCGGTATTGACGCGCAGCCAATGGAGGTTTTAACAAGGCAGGGAGTTGAAGCAGCAATCTCTTTTCCCATTGATGTCGCCACAGCGGGAACGGCTAAATTTCTTTCGCGAAGGATGGGGCGACCAGTTGTGAACGAGCTTGAAAGAAGCCTTAGCGGTGCAAGAAGCATATTGGAGGCATCTGGATATAATGTAGAGGTTCCGGTTGGGGCCAAATTTGGCGAAGCGGCTTTAGAGTCTCAAAAAATATTGAGTTCAATGTATCCGGCAAGCAAAAATGCTCAACGTCTGAATAAAAACATGGAACAGCTTGGAAATATCGTTCAAGCGTGGAACGGCGCAGGAAACCCGGAGCGTGTGGCGATAACTGGGATGGCAAGGCTAAAACAACAACAGACAACTCTCATTGATGAAATAGCACAAAAGGATCAGCGTGCAAAAAACATGCTAACTCAGCATTTTGATCGCAAACTAGAAAAACTTCAGATTCCACGGTTTGATAAACAACCACTTGGAAAAACTCTAAATGGCCTACTTCGTGAGGCGGAAGAGGCGGAAATCAAAATAAACAGCAAAAATTATGACGTTTTTAATGACGCAATGGATCAGGCGGGAGTAGACATTCCGTTTGATGAGGCCAAGGGAAAAATCCTCTCTATATTAAACGATACAAGACGCGAGGGATTTAAGACAACTGACACCAGTGGGATTTATTCCCTTATTGGGCGTATTGACAATTTGAAACAAAATTCAGTATTGGCAAAAGAACTAAGAAGCAAAATCCAAAGCGGTGAAACCAAGCTCACCCCAGAGGTTCAGGCAGATCTTGACGAGCTGTCTAAGTTTGGGAATTCATTTACATTCCAGGATGTTGCGGCACTTCAAAAAGAACTGGCATCTGCCGTTCCGGCTGGTGGGACAACAGGAACTGGAGACCCGGCTAAGAATCTGGCTTCTTTAGTTTCCACCAAATTTAATAAATATGTTGATAGCCTTGCGGAAGGGGCTGGAAGATTAGATGAGTGGAGGGCTGTGAACGCATCACATGCTTCAGATCGCTTGCTTTATAAAAGAACATCTGCGGGTGCTGCATTGAAAGAGGCTCTTGGTGATACTAAGCTGTCGCCATCTCAGATTGTTGATAATGCCCTTTCTGATCCAAGGAACACTGCCGATGTTTTACGCGCAGTCAGTCTAGCTAAAGACGCACAAGGAAATTCGGTTGAACCAATGCTTAGAGAGCAGCTCAAGCAAGCGTATTTTTCTCAGATTGGACTAACCTCAAAGGCCGGTGTTGCGTCTAAAACAATAGATTATAATCCCGAAATGATTGATGCCCTTTGGGGACCAGCAGCCGGGAAAACAATGGCAAAAAAACTTGATGATCTAAACAGGGCGTTTCAAGTTCAAAGGTTGGATGTGGACAACCTGACAAGTGGTGACATATCAATGTTGTCTTCTGCCATTGGGGAAGACCAAACAAAAAAGGCAATTTCAACCATCGCCCAGAAAAGAGCGGCTGAAGAGGAACTAGCTAGCTTTGCTGACAACAAGATTATTGGTTTGGCGATAGGTAAAAAATGGGACAAGCTCACAAATGGAGAACTGGCGTCTTCCGCTATATCCAAAAACGTCTCATTTGGAAACGTTTCAAAGATTTGGTCTTCAATGCCACTTGAAGAGCGAAAGGCGTTTTCAAAAGATTTCATGTATGAGCTTTTGGGTTCATATTCGGCAACTGGAAAACCACTTGCAAAAGCCCCGTTTATCACCATGCCTGACGCTGGTCGGTTCTTAAAAGATACCGGGCAGCTTCCCGGGCAGGCATCAAGCCAAGAAGGGAGAGACCTGCTTAAAAAGATGAAGCTTGTTCTTGGTGAACGCACTACTGATAAGTTTGTTGCCGCGCAAAAAATGATTAGTGCGTCTCAAGCATCTGGTCAAAAGGCAAACAAGGACGAGATTCGGGCGGTTATCGGCGCAGGTGGGGTTTCAGCATATCTTGCAGAAGGGCTTGGATCATTTGTTCAAAACCGAATAATGGCGGCGGCTTTTGGTCGTGGAGCACTAGAGCCGTTCTTAGATGTGTTGGCTAGAGATGTTGGTTCCGCAGCTACCGAAAGAGCGTATTCAAGCATGGTTTCAAAAATGCTTACCACCAAATCGGGATTATCTGAAATAACTGACCAAATGGGTAACGACCCTTCATTTGCTGAAGCCATGACAAAAATGATTTCTGGAATTAAAGAAAGTGAAGCAGATGCGCAGTCTGAAATTGATTTAAAAACAACCGCTAAATAAACGCGTTGACTTTTTAGTAGCGAAAAAGCTAAGAACTCCAAGTGACTTCGGAACCAGAACCAATTGATCCAAACGAAAAGCTGAAAGCGGATTACGTTGACGAACGAGAAGACAAGTCTGCTTGGTTTCTTGAGGTTAAGGAGCGTGCCAAGCTCTCTCCGGGCAACTGCGTCGAACACTATGCCCCAAACAAGGCCGCAATGGCCCTGTGGCTGGCCGCACAAGGCGCGAGGATAACCGACATCCAAAAGAAGACGGGGCTTGGCAGAGAGACCATCAGGGGCCTGCAATGGCGTCATAACGACACGCTGGAGACAAAGCGCAAGGAATTCTCGATGAGATACGCGATTGCAGCGCAGGACTACACGGATTTGCTCTTTGAGCGTTCCCAACAGTTGTTTGATAATCCTGACGAGCTCGCAAAGATCAGCCCGGACAAGCTGGCGGTGACGGTAGGTATCCTTACCGACAAGGCCGCGCAACTCACGGGCATGGCGTCTTCAATCGTGGAGCATCGCAAGGGGGCGAGTCTTGATGACGCCGCCAAGATGATCTTTGACGCCAAGGCGCGGATTGCCAGCAAGATCAAGGAAGACGCAATCGAAGCGGAGATTCTATGATCTGGAAAAAGCACGCAATCCTGACGCCCCCTACCG